ACTGGAATCGTCGAGATGAACGTCGAACATAAAGCCGACGGCAGCGTCGCGTATTGGTTTTCCTCACCGAACCCTGGGAGATGTGCAACATGAAATACGACGTAATCCGGTCATACTGGCCAGCTCCAATCTACGACACGGCCAAGCTGAATCTCGACTTCACCACTGGCACGCTCGACTCGCGTTTGACGTTCACCCGCTCGGGCACGGGTACCTACATCAACAGCAGCGGGTACGTCACTACGGCCAGCACGAACGTCGCGCGCTTTGACTATGACCCGACAACGCCTGCGCCGCGTGGCTTGCTTATTGAAGGTAGTGCGATTAACTACATGTTGTACTCAACGGCATTAGATCCGCATACGGCGTTGGGGATGAGAACGATATCGACTGCTTCAATCACTGATCCTGAAGGAACAGACACCCTAGCAAGGATTATTGCTGCGGATGCTTCTACTGGAAGTCATGCAAGATTTAGATTTGCAACTGCTGGAACCAACACCACCGTAACCGTCTCTATCTTTGCAAAAAAGAATGGGTATAAATATCTCTATCTTTCAGATGGTTCCAATGGTCTAGGAGCCGCTAGATTTGATTTAGATGATGGTTCAATAAGCACGACTGGTGGTACAGGATTTGTTTCAGCAAAAACAACAGCACACCCTGAGGGATGGTGGCGGTGCTCCATTGTGGTAAATGTCACTGCATCAACTAACTATGCGTGGGCTTATGTTGGAGTGCCAACACTTGGTGTTACGTTTACTAGTTATAACGCTGCATACACCGGAGAAAACTTAGACGATAAGGGCATCTACTGCTATGGATTTCAGGTGGAAGGAGGAGCCGGGGCAAGTTCCTACATTCCGACCGTGGCGAGTCAGGTAACGCGGAATGCGGATTTCCTACTTTCAGCATCATCAAGTGGCTCAGGTAGAACTACTGAGTTTAGTTTTGATGACCTAGCACCCGGCACTTCCGCATTAGACGAATATACCGTCTTGTGGGTGTATGGAAGAGATCCAAACAGTAAACGACAGTATCCAGCATCGTTGTATGCAAGAACTAATTCCAATACTAAGCGCGTTGATCTAAGAGATTTTACCGGAACTACTGTCGAGGCTGGGACGCAAACGCGCTCAGTTCAAACGCGAAATATTGGAACTGCATCAATAGCAAAAGTTGCTCTTGCTCAAAATACAAGTGCATATCCAAGTTCTGCTGTCAATGGCACAAGTGCAACACTCACAAGTGGCACAATTGATTCAGCACTGGGACTTCAATGGGTGCAACTAGGTAATTCAAGTGCTGTCGGAAGTTCATTTAATGCAATATGGGCGAGGCAATTAAAGTTGTACCCAACGCAACTGTCCGCAGCCCAACTCCAAACCCTAACGGCTCCCTAAATGGACTACCTACTACGCACTACCACAGAGTCTGCAATGCTCACTGCACTGAAAGCCGCAGGGCTCACGCAGGATGCAACGGGCTACGACGGCTCTACTATCGTCTTACCGACCGCTGGCATATCCATCGACCACATCGGGCCCATCCCGCCCACGGTCGACATAGACGGCGTGCAGACCGCACCAGGCGACGCACGCTGGCATACGAACATCAGGAGCGTGGACGCGCTGACCGCGTCGCAACTGTCCAAACTGTCGCAAGTCTCGCCGCCGCCAACCATTCCGTACCGCGTGTTCGCATGATCCACCTCGCGGTCGTCATCCTCACGTTCCTCCTGTCAGCCTGTGCATCGAGCACGGCGCAGATCGCGCACGCAGCCAACGCGTCCCGCGTCTCCGTTGGCGCCGCGCGCGGACACCTGGTCGCCGCCAGCGCGGAGCTCGACCAGATAGAGGCTCAATGCCAGGTGGTGAGCGAAGCCATCCCGTACGTCTCTGATGATGTGCCGAGCTACATGTCGGTTCTCCAATACGCCAGTGTTGCCGTCGTCGTCTTTGTCGTTGGCAGTCTCATCTACACCTACATACCGCGGAAAAAATGATGCTGACCCAAACCCAATATCTGATATGGCTGGTTGCGATTCTTGTGACGACAGCGGCTGCGGGGTGCCGAGTTGGTGCCACTTGGTCAACGTCTAAACATCAAACAAAGAAGGTACGAAAATGATTACGCTCGCCGATCTCTCCTCAACGCTGGGCGGAATTTTCTTCGCGACAAGTCTGGGCTGCGTGGGCCTGATACTTGGTTACATCCTGTGCCGACGGACTAGCAAATGAGTCTTTTGCGGTGTTGCTGCGGATCTACGGAAGGTCCTACGCCGGATGCTATGTGTTACGCCGTTCCTACAGGATGGAACGCGCGCACCTATCGCATTGTGTTGCCACGTTTTGATGCACTGTCACAAGGACGGGTAATACCGGGTGTTCCGTTGGATCTAGAGGACACTGGTATTTGCTCAGGGAACGCATCCCATCCCGGATGGGCGGCAAGTCTGTGCCAGTACATACCGGAAACGTATCTTTTCCACCAAAAGAAGACGTTCCCAAAATGCACTGGGCCGGGGCTTTTGCCATTCTGCCACGAGGCCTTTGGGCCATGTACGCAGTATGTTCCAGCGTCGAACATTGCATTTTCCGGATCAGATTTAAACGCGACCAATTCGTATGCCAAGTCTTACTACACGAACTTTGGCGGCTCAGGCGATTGGGCGCAGCGTTCCGTTTACCTGTCTCGCTGTTCGCTTTGCGAAGCGTCCGCTGTTCAAGGCTTCCCGGGTAATGCCAACCGTACCTATCTAAGCGTGTCGATCAACATCCGATGTGGTTACAACGCGCAATTCTGCGGGCCCAACGGACCAACTTCGTTGCTGTACACAAACTCCGCGTACTACGCCCGTTACTACTCAGACCCGTGGACCGCAAGCCAAGGCATTGCGCCACGCGTATACCTAAAGTCATTGCAGCACACTGCAACGTCGTACGGCCCGTCATGCGATACAGCGGACGGCGTTTGGAATGTCAGTGATGAATGCCGAAAGTCTTGGGAGAAAGGAACACTATTAGACATCCCGATCAACATAGTCCCGACCGAAATAGAGATCGAGCGGCTGACCTAAAGGCCATGCGCCAGCGGGAACATCCACAGATGGAAGGTCTCGGCGACGCCGTGGCAGCAGCCACAAAGGCTGTCGGGGTCAAGCCTTGCGGCGGATGTGCCAAGCGCCAGGCGGCGATGAACCGGGCGACGCCGGCCTGGGCGCGGCGGGCGCTTGGTTGGTGGTCGCGGCATTTCGGTGTACCGTGACCGCATGTCCACAATCCGTCAAGCTCTTCGGGGAGTCGATCGACGCCGTGACGAATGGTGGATGGTCCGGCGCGACTCGGACCCGCCAGGGGTCTGGGCTTTGACTCTCGATCCGAGTGCCGGGGACTGGGATTGGCGCGTCCGCGCAGTGACCAATATGCCTTTCATGAAGCGGCGCATAGCCTCGGCAAAGATTCTTTCCGATAAGCAGGGAAGATTACTTGAATTGCGACGAATGGTCGATAGGATGCGCGGCGCGATGGTGGCGCGGGGGGATGACGCGGCTGCGAGGACTCCGAGTGGAGTTTAACGTAACAGCCATAGCCGCGTCTCCCGATGGTCACCTCGCGCGGGAGATTCGCGCATGGATGGCATCACGAAGCTTGCTGCGGCACTAGTCGCAGCCCAGAAGGATCTGACAAACCCCAAGTTTGATAAGCAGAATCCGCACTATCACAGTAAATACGCATCACTAGCCGGAATTATCGACACGGTCCGCCCGGCGCTCTTAAAGCACGGACTCGCGGTGGTGCAACCGATCGAAACGGGGGGGACCACACCCCTGGCGGATCCGAGTCGCGTCGGAACGATCCTGGTTCACACCATCCTGATCCACACTTCCGGCGAGTCGATCAAGTCGACCCAGTCGGCGCCCGCGCCAGGGGACCCGCAAAAGTTGGGCAGCCTGGTCACGTACTTGCGCCGCTATGGACTGTCCGCGCTGCTCATGCTGGCAGGGGACGACGACGACGATGCGAACGTCGCGGCAGGACCAACGCCAAAGACCCAGCAGTCGTTTGAGCGCCACGCTGAGGCGTCCGCTGCTCTGTCAGGTGTCGAGCGAGCCATCGCGACAGCGGCGGCTCCTAGGGCATCCAAGGCGCCCGCGCGCGCATCCGCCGCGAAGGGCATCCGAGTCGACGCAACGGTGAGCAAGATCGAGCAGCGCACCTCAGCAGCTGGCAAGGAGTACGCCTGGATCCATACCGAGGACGCGGGGCGTCTTACATCGTTCGACAACGTCGACGGAATGTCGATTGGTGCGCGCTACACGTTCCTCCTCCGGAACGACCGCGACGGCAACGCGACGATCGTGGACGACTTCAGCGCTTGCGTCTCTGACGAGGAGATCCCATTCTGATGCGAGTCGCCAAGCAACACATCCACATGGGAGAGATCTTCCGCTGCGCCGGACTTGCTCCGATGCAGCGCTACCTCCTCATGGCAATAGCCGATTACGGGCTCCCCGCCTGGCCGTCCCAGGCGCGCCTCGCAAACAAAACTGGACTCTCGCGATCCAGCATCAACACGATGGTGTCAGAGTTACGTCGCCTCGGCGTCCTTACGACGGAAGGCCGCGGTAAGTCTTTGACCTATCGAATAGACCTGTCTGGGAAGGGTGAGGTGTCGTCCGCAGCGACACCTCACCTGTCGTCCACAGCGACACCACCTGTCGTCCACAGCGACAGCAGGTGTCGTCCACAGCGACAGGGATCAGAACTCTCCAAGGAACTCCCCAATGAACCCTCCCAGTCCGCGGTGGAAACCGCGGGGGGGTGGGAGGTCTCTGGGGAGATTATTCAAGCCATCGAACGGCACGATCCGCGAGCGCAGGGAGACCTACCAGGACAGCGCCGAGTCGTACGACGGCGCCTGGAAGAACTCGGCATCAGAGACGGCGACGCGCGCGGCGCGTGGCAGCTTCTGATTCGCAGCTGGGCAAGCACTGGGCGCAGACCGTACGACCGCTTGGTGGACCTGACCGATCGCCTGCAAGGCGCCAGAGACCCGCGCGCGGTCATTCTTGCGCGGATCAGGGAGGTCGCATGATGGACGAGCAATGCCAATCATGCAAAGAAATGAGGGCGCAGAATCAAGCGATGATGGATGTCCACAACGCATTGGTGAAAGAACATGGCGACGCGACTCGCCAGCTGGCGAACCTGGTACCGGCCCTTAAAGCAACGATCGAACGCCTGAAGCTGGACATCGTTCTGATTCACCAGGTGTGCACGCATCGCCAACGCTACAAACTGCGGCGGGTCTTGTGGCTTGACCAGCAAGAAATCGAGAACTGCCGCAAATACCTTCACCCTGAATACATGTACGGACACGGAAAGAAGAGAAAAACAGCATGAGCCAATTCGACGAACTGAAACACGAAATAGCAGTCCTACGACGAGAGGTCGAACTCCTGCGCGACACCAACCTGGCGCGCGTCCAGTACGGACGGCCAGTCATGGTCGTGAGGCGGGACAGCATGGGCGTTCACTTTGAAGACGCGCCACAGCGGCGCGACACCGTCGAGGACATTGGAGCAGGGCGGAGCAAAGCGGAGCAAGGCGGAGCAACGCGTTGTGTGACGGATCGAGACATCGAGCGCGCGATGTGGGAGGGTGAAGGGTGAGTACCACAAACCCCCACAACGTCAAACACGGTCAAACACGGTCAAACACGGATGAACACGGTCAAACACGGATGAACACAGAAGCATCGAAACGATTGGTAACGCCGAAGGAATTGGCGCAGATACTCGGCGTGAGCGAGCGCACGGTATTGAGTTACCGTCGGATTGGACTCATTCCGGGCATTCAGTTGAGCCAGACGACTATCCGATTTGACTTGGATGAAGTGCTGGAAGTGTTGAAACAGGAGCCGAAGTCGTGAGCCTACCCACCAACAGCCGAATGAAGGGCAAACGGGGCGAACTCGACGCCGCGGCGCACCTCACAGAATTGACCAGGTGGAAGTGGGAGCGCACCGCGCAACGCTGGGGCAAAGCCACGGCGGATATCTGGTGTCCGCGCGCGCCAGCGCTGTTTCAGTTACACGTCGAGGTCAAGCTCTACGGGCGCGGACTCGCTCGGCTCCACTCAGCCGCGGAAGCGCATCCGCTTGTCGTGACGCGCGATGGTCTGCACATCTGCGAGCTCTCCACGCTCCGCGTTCAACTGCTCAGGCTAGGCCCACCGAGCGTCGTCCTGAGCGTCCACAACACCACAGCGGCTTTCATGCGTCAGGCAGTGAACGACGCATCAGGGGTTACGCCGCTCGTTCTGATGCGTCAGGACCGTCACCCTTGGCTCGCCGTATGGCGATGCCAGGATGAGGATCGACTCGCCTACCAACTGGATCAGGTGTGGAATGAGGCGTGAACCAGTGTGTATCCACGCGCGCAAGGCGCCTGTAGTGCGCTCAGCCCACACTGGGAAGGGCAGTGGTCGACCGATGTTTCGGTTGAGTCGGACCACACGCGCCAACAATCCGATGTGCCAGGAGAACTGCGGTCGACCATCGACCGAAGTGCATCACATCGTTCCTTGGTCGGAGTCGGTTGCCCTTCGGCTCGACCCTAAGAACTTGGTCGCAGTTTGCCGTGACTGTCATGAGCGCTTAGAAGCGCTTCGGCTCGCGAAGTCGTAGCCAGTTTGCAATTTCGAGCCCCCCCCTATGGCCCCCCCATAGCGGGGGGCTTGAAGTACCGACGAGGTCAACCATCGAAAAACGGTTCTAATGACCCAGAACAAGACCACACGACGATCACGGAAGCGGAAACTCGGCGCGCTCGCGCTGGCGGATTCATACGCGCACGAAGCGATCGTGGGAACTCGATTCAATCGACGCATCAAAGCGCTCTCCCGCCAGTGGCTGGAATGGCGCGCGGCGCCCCCATCGGTCGGCTACGTTTGGGACGAGGAGCGGCTCGCCGAACTGGTCGCATATGCGCGCGACCGATTTGGTATCGAGCTCCTCCCGTGGCAGTATCTCGCGTTCGGACTGCTGGTCGCCTGGCGCGACTCGACCGATATGCCGATGGTCCGCGTCTTCGTCATCCAGGTCGCACGCGGCGCCGGGAAATCGGAGATGGTCGCGATCCTTTCCGCTTGGCTACTGGAACGAAATGCGCGACTAGGACAGAAGCCGATCGAGGTGGTGGTACTGGCGACGCAGATGGACCGCGCGAAAGACGTTTGGAGCAGACAAGAAAAATGCCTTGGCACCGACCCGTCTTGGAAGTTCGTAGGCGGTCTGTCGTCGGTGTCGGTCGCGGTCGCGTCGCACGCTGGCGGTATCTGTCGCTGCAAACCATCGACCCCCAAGAATGCCGACGGCATCCTGCCGACGCTGATCGTGTTGGATGAAGCGGCCCGCATCGAGGACGCGACATACGACCGCGCGCTCAGTGCATTGTCGAAGGTGCCAGGGTCGCAGGCGCTGATCGTTACGACCCCAGACAAGGACCAGCGACGCCGCTCCTATGGCACTACTGTCGGCATCCTTGAACGCGCCTATGACGACGGCGAAGCGGCGCCCGCGGGGATCGTTGGGATGATCTTCGGCATCGACTCGACCGACGACGCCGAGGATGAGGAGTGCTGGTACAAGGCGCAGCCGGGTCTGGGCATCACGAAATCAATCGCGGATTACCGCTTCCAGAAGACCATGCTCCTGGACCCAGGCACGCCGAACGGGCGCGACGAGTTCTGGACCCAGCAGCTGGCGACCTTTACCGATGACCTGGCGGGAGCCTTGCCGCTATCGCTTTACGACGCATGCGTGGAGGACTGGAATCTGGAGGACTACCGCGGACTGCCGGCCGTCATCGGGGTCGACTTCAGCCAGGGAGGATGGTCGGAACACCAGACCGACCTCACCTCGATATGCGTCCTGGTGTGGGACGGGCTGATGATCCGATCGCGTTCGTATCACTACTGGGCAGGTGTGAACATCGCCGCGGAGGAGAAGAAATGTAAGCAGCCCCTACGCTCCTGGCGCGACGATGGACTGCTAGAAGTCTGCGGCGATACCATCGACTACTCACTTTTGGAAGCGCGCGTGATGGCGATCGCCTCGATCGTGGACCTCCGGCACTGGGTCGCGGACCCATGCGGCAAGGCTCCCGCCTGGTGTGACGCGATGGAAAAGCGGCACGGCTGGCGGTGGAGCAGGGCATCTCAGAACCACATCTACATGGGCTCAGCGTGGGCAGTCTGGGCGGACGCAGTCAGAGGGCGCCGGATCCGTTTCAATACCGACCCAGTCCTGCGTATGTCGATCGGTCACACGATCGCAAAGGTCACCGACCGCGGCCTGGCGGTGCCATCAAAGGGCGCCAGCCGCAGCAACATCGACCCCGTCACAGCGTGCTGCATGGCGATCAAAGTCATGAACGACCACGAGCTGATGCGGGAAAGTCTGTACGGCGACCCTAGTCGTATTGCGTTCTAGGAATCTCCGACGCACTGCAACGGGAACCCATTGACAGTGTTGCCGCGATTGTTGTTACTACCCGCATGAACATTCTGCGTCTCTTCGGCTTCAAGTCTGCACCGATGAATATCGGGTGGGACTCACCGTCGAACTACGTCCGCGCAGACGTCACCGCACTGCCAGCCGTGCAGCGATGCGTGACACTTATCGCAAACGATGTCGCGCGCTGTCCGCTCGTCGTGCGCGATGCCGACTTTATGGTGGTCGAAGACTCGACGATCTCAGCGCTATTCACGACAGCGGCGCAGGCCGAGCTCAGCGGAACAGACTTCCGCCGATGGATGGCTACCGAGGCGCTTCTCTCTGGCAATGCGTTCGCGCAGATCGTGACCGACTCGATGGGCCAGCCCGTCGCACTGCGTCCGCTGGCGACGTCTGCCGTGAGCCTGAACGAAGACACCAACGGCGTCCTCCACTGGACGTATTCCGGACGGGAGATTGACTACGCCTCGATGCTGCACTTCAAGGGCGCGCCGAGTCCAGGTAATCCGTACTGGGGTACAAGTGTGTTGAGCGCGTCGGCGACAAGCCTGGACGCAGTAGCTCAAACCGAAGCAGCCTGGAACGCATACACGCGCAGCGGCGGCTATGGCAAACTCGTCTTCAGTCATCCCGGCGCTCTCCAGCCTGCGACCCGCGACGCCATGCGGACCGCCTTCATGTCGGGACACATGACCGCCGCCGCAGCCGGCACACCGATCTTCGTCGGCGAAGGGATGACCGTGACCTCGCTCTCGCCGTCCTGGGGCAAGGACATGATCGAACTCCGCGCCGCGGGCGCGCGCGTGGTCGCGAACATGTTCGGCGTACCAGCCGCGTACCTCGACATGAGCGAGGCGCGCACACAGCCAGAGATCGCACAGTCGTACGTCTCTTCGTGCTTGGAAATCTGGGCTTCCACCTGGGAAGCCGAGATCAGTAACAAGCTTTTGCCGCCTGGTCTCCGCGTTCGTTGGGACTGGTCGCCAGTGACCGAAGGAGACTTCAAGACCGCTGGCCGTTCCTACGGCAAGTTGGTCGAGGTCGGCGTGCTCAGCCAGAACGATGTCCGGGTTCGCCTGGGCTTTGAGCCACTGCCTGGTCTCTGGGATCCCAAGCCTGTCATGAGTGGCGTGACCACCATCGAAACGGACTCAGCGCAATGAGAGAAATCCGCGCACAACTTGCACCGACTACGGACGGCATGGTCCGCGGATACGCGGCGCTGTTCGACTCCTGGTCGTTACCGATCACGGAGCGCGGTCGCACATTCCGCGAACGCATCAAGCCAGGCGCCCTACAGCCAGACGGGAACGTCTCCCTGTGGTGGATGCACGACCACACCGACCCGCTCGCGAACACGCGTAGCGGATCGCTCACGATTACAGAGGACGCGAAGGGGATCGCATTCGTAGCCGACTTGGGTACGAGCGCGCGCGCGGACGAGATCCGCGACCTCATTCGCCGCGGGGTGGTCGACCAGATGTCGATCG